GTCCAGCAAGCCCACCGCGTTAAATTTAACCGCCTCGCCTTTGGCAACGGTTTTGCCTGCCGCCACTTTCACCCAGCAAAGCCCGCGCGTCATCACCGAAACACAATCGCCTTGTTTATAAGGGATAAGCGGTGTGTGCGAATGAATCACCACGCCAACGGCTTTTGTGCCTTTGCCCGCTACCGCAGCACCGTTTGCATCCACGCCCACAATCACGCCAGCGGTCAAGCCATCTGCGGCAACCGCATAGCTTTCCACGCGGTCAAAACCGCTGTCTGCCTTCATACCGGCAAACGCCACATCCATTTGGTCGTCATACATAGCCATTATTCAGCCCCTTTCAAACTTGCTTTGTATTGTTCACGCGCTTGCGCCGCCGATGCGTTGCCTGCGCCGTCCTTATCCGCCATATCTTGGCGTTGCCCCGCTAAGGCTTTGGCTTTTGCCTGCTCATCGTGAGATGCCAGCGCCATATCAAACGCAGCGGAAACATAATCATCGGTTTTACCGTCCAACGCGAGCGCATCGCCGCGAATGGCTTTAATCACCGCCACTTTAATCTCGCGCGCGGCGGTGTCCTCCTTAAAGTCCACGCCATGCGTTTGGGCGACTGCTTCCAGTTGCAAACGCTCGCGGGCTTCTTGCAGCGCGTCTTGCTTGATTTGTAGCTGCTTGTCCTGCAAGGCTTTCAAATCAGCTTCTGCGCTGTCGGCGCGGGCTTCGGCTTGGGCAAGTTTGGTTTTGCCCGCCGCCTCATCCTGCTTTAATTGATTAAACGCCTGAATCACTTCGGGCGCGGCATCGTATTCAATGCCGTTGTCTAAACGGATTTTCGTCATCGTTTCGTCCTTATCATCCACGGCTTCGTTGCCGTCCATATTCAACCGCGCATTGCCTGCGCGTCCCTTGCTCACAATCGCTAAGTGGTTGGGGCGGATATTGCGCTGTATCGCATCGTAGCGTTCGCCTTCGGGCGTGATGCCAGCGGTCTCCTCCAGATCCAACTCATAGCCGACTGAAAGTTCTTTGTTGCCCGCGTTAATCGCCGCAGGGTCGTGTATCACAATATCCGCTAGCAAGTTATTGCCGTCTTGCCGCGCTTGCCCCAGCACCGTGCCGATGGTGTGATTTTTGGCATTGCGGCTGGTTACTTTGCCGGGGTGTCCGTTGGTAATCGGAATGCCCTTGTAAGCATTCAGGCTGTCTTGGGCAAACACTTCATCAGGCGGGCGATATTCGCGCCGCTCGCTGCCATCGGGATTGTGATAAATAAAAACGCCCGTTCGCGTGAGAACAGGCGTGTCGTGAATAAAACCATCTTGATTGCGCCGCGCTTTCACTTCGGCGCGGTCATAGCGAGTTACGCTCATAAACAATTCCTTTCAAATCGGCGAAATCGGGGTAAATGCCCTCTGCGCTGCATCGACATTGAATCGGCTCGCTGGGGTGTCCATCGGGCGGGGGATTATCCCAATCAAATATCTTGCCCTCGCGCTCGCGGTGCGTATGGCGCACGCGCTCATCCAGCGAAGTGCGCCAAACATATTGCGTAACGCCAATGCCGCGTTGCCGCTCCATCGTAAGCTGCCCATTGAGTTTGCCGATTTGGTCGCGGGCAATCAAGCGGGCGCGGCTTTTGGGTAACGCATAAGTCTCACGAATAAAATCCGCCAGCTTGGCATGGGGCAGCCCTGCGCGTACCGCTGCCACAATCTTGCCGTGCAGCGTTTCCAAATACTGCGCTGGGATGGATTTAATCAAACGGATATTCTCCGCTTCAAACTGTTTCATCACATCCAACAACCACGGCTCATGCGCGAACACATCCACCGAAAACACCGAACGCACCACCTTGTGAAACTGCACCTGATTAAACCGCGCTGCTTCACTCAACAGCGATAACGCCCCTGCAATCGTTTTTTCAGGCTGCCTAAACACATCGGCAATGCCCACTACCCACCGCCGCAGCCGCTCATACCAGCCGCTGCTTTCGGGGATGTCATCCAGCGCGTCTTGGCGCAAATCCAACAAAGGCAGTTGCCGCTCAATTTCCGCCGCAATGCTATCGGCAAAAACCAGCAGCAGCCGCTCATATTCGCGCTCCGTGGCGTGCGGATACAACCAGCGCTTAGGTTTTCGCCGCGTAGTCTTGGGCATCTGCGCCATCGTGTACCTCACGTTTCAAACCAAATTGCTCTCGCTGGGCGAAATAATCCGCCGCCTGCGTCTCGCTTACTGCACCAATAGACACCGCCTGCGCCACCGCATCAACTTCGGTTTTCAGCGTATCTACTGCCAGTTTCGCCATGTCCGCCTGCTCGCGTGCTGTTGGCACATACAACGGCGACCACTTAATGCGCCAGCCATCAGGGATTTTGCCCTTGATGCCGTTTTGCAATACCAACAGCGCAATCAGCCGCTCCAACATATTGCCCACACGCACCCGCTCCGCTTCCACCAATTCATGGAAATTGCGCAAATCGCCTTCACCCGTGGCAGATAGCCCACTCGCCGATTGCCCAAACAACTGCGCCAGCGGAATACCCGTCTCCGCCGAAATCACTTGCTCAAACTTGCCGATGATGTCAGTCAAACCGCTCACATTCATATCGTTTACGGTGTAACTGTCCTCACCGTCCACCGCCACCGTGTTCAGCACCCCGCGCGAAGCATCCACCGCCTGAATTCGCTGCTGAATCGTTTCTTCAAAATTGCTCTCAATCAAATCAGCCAAGCCCTTCATGGCATAAACAGGCTGCTGCTTGCGATCTAAAATCTGCTTGGTGCGCTCGCGCGTGGTTTCCCAATCCAAAATAGCCTTGTAAGCACGGTCAACCGCATTGCCGCCCTGCCAATAAATGCGCGTGTCTTTCAGCATTTCAGGCAGCCTGAAACCGTGAATGGGGAACACACGGCTCTCATGCACAACAAACTGCGTCTCGCGCGACGAAATGCGGTAAAACTCCGGCTCGCCGAAATTCTTTTGCGTGGCATCGCCATACAGCGCACCTTCCACCGAAACTTGATTGATGCCAAACACCCGCAATTCCACCACTTCAACAGGTTGCGAAACGTCCAACGGCTCGTTCAATCCTTTGCCGTCTGCTACCAGCGGAATCACGCACGCCCCGCCAAACAACCGCGCCAGCTTCAACGCATACGCCGCCGTTTCAAACACATTCAAGCGGTCAATCTCCGATGCCAGCAAATTGTCCGCATCGCCTTCAATCTCAAAACCGCCTGATAACGCCTTATCAGCGGGCAAATCCACCACACGGCGAAAAATTCCACCCTGCGCATACAAAAAAGGCGCAGAAACCGAAGTTATCCGCACCTGCTGTTTGCCGCCCAACACTGCCTGCAAAAAGCCATCTAACCTAAATTTCATAATGATAATGCCTTAAATCGTTTCATCGCGTCCATGCTGCCGATTAGCGGCTCAATGGCATAGCGGATGGCGTCAATGCAATGGTTATGCGCGTCCATCGGCACAGGCAACACATCCCCGCTCAAACGGTCAGTCTTGTAGCTATACAGCCGAAACTCCCGCGCCGTTTCCGTGCAACGCGGATGAATCACCACTTTTTCAAACGACTTGATAAACTCAATACCGTCTTCCACGCTGCCCTTGCCCTTAACGGCACCCACGATGCGAGGCAAACCATGCCGCCGCAAATAACTGATGCTTTCAGGGCGTGCGCTATCCGCCCGCACCACGTACCGCTCAATATCAGGCATCGCTGCCTGCAATACCGCCGCAGTGTCGTCCAATTCAATGCCCACGCCGCCTGCTTCGCGCTCAATATACAACTTGTTATCGTGAATCCAGCATTGCACCGCCGCCGTTGGGTCTTGCGAAAAGCCAAAGTCCAAGCCGAAATACGCCCCGTCCCAATTTTCGCTCGGCACAAACTCCGCAATCTCATACTTGCCTTTAAACACCTGCGCGTCCGATAACTCGTAATACGCGCCTTCCCAAATCCACGCATAGCGGGCAGGGTCAAGCGTTTGCTGCTGATGCCGCCGCAACTCTTCCAATTCAG